GTTGCAAGGGGACCCCCACAAGGGAATCCCTTTAAAACGCGTGACTGTTCAAGTAGTGCACCTTTTTGGAGCATGTGACGGCTCAGTTTTAGCTGAGCGAGTCTGATCCTATGGCACTCATTACGAGTTACCCGGTGGATCTGCCGCTTGATGCTAAAAAACTAAAGGCCCAAATACTGAGCACGGCTAATCTGTGGTTGACACTTGGTTGGAATGACGGCGAGTATTTTCGCTTTAGTCTGTGGCGCAAGAACGGTACCCGTGCATGGGTCTCTCCTCCATATCAGTTACCTGATGTGCCGGAGCGACTTATTGTGCAGGTACCCCAAGTGCGTTCGGGCTATCGCGTCATGCTCGAGTGGTCATATTACCAACCTCGTAGAAACACAGTTTATCATTACCCTGTTAAGTATCCGTTCAGCTGGGAGAAGAAGAAAAGCTCTCCTAGTAGTGCGGTACAACCTCTGATTTTAATTAGAGGGCAAGGTGATGACTTCCGGCGGGCGCGCCATCAAGCGCGCTCGAGAGCGACTGGCCCCCAAAGGGGCCGTCCACCTAGGGCTTGGAGTCCGAAATCCCAACGCGGTGCCAACGTGACTAAATTCGACACTGGACACGATGTTGGTTATGAAAGGGGCGCTCTGTCTTACGACAGAACCGTCCAATACATGACCTATCAACGTACTCAGAGTGGAACCGTTACGCCTGGTTATACCGCGAGAAAGAAATCTGGCACCTTACCTGTAAACGATTACAGCATGACTATGACAACCATAAAGGACGGAGGACGCATTGAGCAAACGTGGTTTACCACGAATCCCAATGAATACTCTGTACAATATGGACCATATAGTGCTGCTCTCGGAGGTGATTATGGTAACTTAGACCTATCTTCGGCGGCAAACACCACCGTTGATAACAAAGCCGTAAGAAAGCTTATTGATCGGGCCGGGCAAGATGTGAATAACATCGCGCAAGACCTTGTTCAATATTCTCAGACTATCAATATGATTACAGATATTAGTAAACGTATTGCTAGTGCTGCTAGTAACTCCGCCAAGGGAAACTTTGTCGGGGCTGCTAGAGACTTATGGCAATCCAGACCTCCCGTGTATCGCAAGGGGCATGAGCCTAAAGCCGGAAAGTCCGCTGCCAATAACTGGCTGGCGTATCAGTACGGCTGGAAGCCTTTGCTCCAAGATATACATGGGATTATGGAGTCCTTCGCTAAACTTAATAAAAGCGATAGGACTGTCCAAGTTGCTCGCTCATCTGCTAGTGGGGAATTGTCAACCAGTGATGATCTTATCATGAATACCGCAGGCTCACCTCGCATTGGAAAAACTTATAAGTTGATCCAATGGAATACGAGGTATGGCATACGGTACCGTGTAGATAATCATATGGCGGCTTTTCTCAACCAGACCGGTTTTACCAACCCACTAAACCTCGCGTGGGAAGTGCTACCGTACTCATTTGTGGTAGATTGGTTCCTGCCCATTGGTCCTTGGCTAGAAGCCATGACCGCTTGGAACGGTTTAACGTTCTTAAGTGGGTGGAGATCAAAACTAACACGAGTGACTACTTACAACGGAGTGTCTTACGACGGACAGAGGTATCCCTTCTATCCAACTGATTCTACGATGTGCAATATGCATGGGAGTATCTTTGCAGAAAGGATTACTTATACTCGTACGAAGCTTACAAGCTTCCCGAGTCAGGAAATCCCTAAGTTTAAGAATCCTCTTGGCGTAGAGCATGCGTTGAACGCAGTTGCTTTAGTTAGGTCTGCCTTCCGGAAGTAAGGAGGTCACATCCGTTTAATGCTACATAAAGGAGCAAGTTAATGCCCGCCATAGGCAGCATTAAAACAGCGTCGTTACTGGGTGGTACTGTAAGAACATCTTCGGCTACCATTTCATACGACAAAACGTTCGACCCCGCTGGGAAAGATCTCAAGGGTGTCGCGCGATGGGAAGACCGTAGCGGCGGAATCGCCGTCGGTTACCCTACCCTAACGATGTCCCTGCGTCGCCCTACTGTTGGGTCTCGCATGTTCAAAGTTACGGCTAAGTTGGCCCTCCCGACACTCGAAGTGACGGCGCCTACGACGGTTACGGGTATTCAGCCCCAACCGACGAAAGCGTACGACTGCGCTTGTGTCATGGAGTTTATGTTACCTGAGCGGAGTACCTTGGCTGAACGGACTGCATTGTTCAATCATGTGCACTCTCTCTTCGTAACAACGATTAACGCGTCGGACGATTCCCCAAGTGATGCATCTGGGTCACCGCTCGCCGCGAACGTGTTGAACCTCGATCCGGTTTGGGGCTCGTAATAGAGCTCCTTACCTCAGGCTTGAAAACCTGACGACGTTCTTCTAAACTCTCGGAGGTGTTACCATGTCTTCTAAGAAGTATGGTTCTCAGTTCCTTAAAGGACTGACCAACTATCGCGTTACACCCAAGGATTCGTCCTTGGCTATCGAGAAGTATCTTGAGTCCTTGGATCATCCTCGAGCTTTAACCGTATGGCTTATGTTCAAACATAACGAGCATAAGCAATTGGTTGAGCTTGAGTTTGACCCTTCACACTATAATACTATTCAGTGTGTAAGGAGTGCTTACTCTGCTACCAAGTTATTATCAAAATACAAGGGATTAACCTTGGACTATGATCTTGACGAAGTAGCTTTGAAGAAGTTCGATGAATTTGAACTTCTTTGCAAGCACACAAATTCTCGCTTTCGAAACTTGTCGCTGGATCCTCTTTATAAAGGACCAGCCGTGTGGCTGCACAATGCAGTCATTCGTAAAATCGACACGATTCTCGGCGAGTATGAGTCTTCGGAAATCTTCTCGTTGCCTGACTGGGGTCCTGGTGCCTCGACGCTTATAAAGCGAAGAGATGCCAGTGCAGCAGTTAAGTTCCAGAATGAAACTGGAATAACGCGTGACCTCTACTCTTTGATACCAATTGATCTCATGGAGATATGTTATCCTCTATGGGCCCAACATCTGAAGGAAGGGGAAAACTTTCCCAACTATCAGATCGGTAACAAAGTTATTACTGTTCCCAAGGATGCGAAAACCAATCGAGTTATCGCCATTGAGCCAGGAATCAATTTATGGTTCCAGAAGGCTCTTGGTGATATGATTGAGGATCGACTCCGAGGGGTGGGAATTGACTTACGCTACCAGACCCGAAATCAGCAACTAGCTAAGGCCGGCTCAAAAAGCGGGCTTTTAGCTACTGTTGATCTAAGTTCTGCGAGTGATTCAATAAGCCGACTAGTGGTGGAAGCTTTGCTTCCTCCTAGCTGGTTCAGCTTACTTGATGCGAGTCGCTCTCACTACGGCAACTTAAAAGATCGGACGGTTAAGTGGGAGAAGTTCTCCAGTATGGGGAACGGCTTCACTTTTCCGCTCGAATCACTTATATTCTACGCGGTTGCAAAATGCTGCGCAGAGTACATAGACAGTCCACATGCTGTGGGTGCCTATGGTGACGACATCATTATTCCGGTGTCGGCTTTTGAGCTGTTCTCTGAGATGATGGATTTCTACGGCTTTCGTGTTAATGCGAAGAAGAGCCATTTTAAGGGCCTTTTTCGTGAAAGCTGCGGTGTCCATTATTACTCAGGCATTGATGTTAAGCCAGTATATCTTAAGGATATACTGTCGACCGCCCAATCGGTTTACCGATTCGCGAACGCGATCCGAAGGATGAGTCATCGCTGGATGAATAATCTAGCGTGTGACGAATCTCTAAGACCGTGTTTCGACCACCTTGTGGCTAAGGTACCTAAGGCGTTTCGCTTTAGAATACCTAATTCACTCGGTGATGGTGGCTTCATCTCCAACTTGGATGAGGCAACACCCGTGCGCGCAGGAAACAAAAAGCCGACCCTTGGTTGGGAAGGCTGGAATGTTCTCCACGTGCAGGAGATAGCATCAAGCTATCAGGAAGACAGAATAGGCTATGAACTAGCCGAACTCTGGCGTCTCGCAAAACGCGATAACCTCACGGTTTTTCGCGAGAGACGAACGTCAATGCTCAACCAAGATACTACTCTTGGCTGGGAACGCCGTACTACACTGCAAGCGCTTAGTCGCCTGACGGAACTGGACTCTGAGGGATTAGGACGTAACTCCGTCCCCCTTCATCGTGTCAGAACCAAGGTTGCTAGGAGTGTAGTTAAACAGTGGGCGGATCTAGGTCCTTGGTTGTAGCTTGAGAGTCCTTTCCTAAGGGTTCTCTGTTGCTGCCAAGGCAAGCCTAGTGATGCTAGAGTGTCCCCTTATCTCGTATTTAGTGAGGTAAGGTTTTCACAGACCTATTTTCAATCTGTGTGG